ACCGTGTCGCCCGTCACGCGGGCGGCGACGGCCATGTTGGTGGACACCGTCCGCACGCCGCGCAGCTCGGTGTCCGTGGTGGCCAGGGTGTTGGCCGCAGGCCGGGCAAGGATGGAGTCGGCGCCGATGCTCAGCGCAGCGGCCGACGTCATGGCCAGGCTGTCGGTGGTGGCCGTACCCGACAGGGTGGGCGTGGTCAGGGTGGGCGAGGTGTAGCTGGCCCCGCCCGTCACCGTGCCGGTGATGATCGGCGACGTGAGCGTCTTGTTGCTCAGCGTCTGCGTGTCGCTGGTGCCGACGATGTTGCCGGTCAGGCCGTGCACGGCGCCTACGGCGCCCTCGTGCGTGCGGAAGTCCGTGGCGTCCACGGCGTTGTATACATGCCGCACCACGGCGCCCAGCGAGTGCGACTGCGCACTCGTGCCGCCGAAGCCGCGACCCGCAGGGTCGATGGTCAGCGTGGTGCCTGCGGCGCTGATGATCTTCACCAGCTCTTCGGCGGCACCGCCGAAGTCCAGGGCCAGGATGTACGGGAAGCTGGCCGGGAAGCCGGTGGTGGCAGCCACCGTGATGGACGTGCCGACGTTCGAGATCGAGCCCGACAGGCTCGTCTGGATAGCCAAATTGCTGTAGAAAAAAGCGGCAGCCATGGCTCAACTCCCGTTATAGGATTGGAAGTTGGGAACTTCGGTGAACATGCGGTCCCTCTCCTCGGCCAGCCGCTGCTGGTACAGCGACATGTAGTACTGCGCGGTCCTCGCCGCCGACTGCGGCGGCACCAGCGCGGAGCGCTGAGTGGATTCGATCGCCCGCTGCTGCAGCCTGGCCGCCTCGTAGGCGGGCAGCAGGCGCGCCACCGTGCCGAAGACGATCATGTCCACGCAGCGCTCGGGCAGGCCGGTCACGGTGAAGAAGTCGTCGGTGGGGTTGACCAACGTGCCGACAGCGGCGGCGTAGACGACGCGCATCTGGCGGCCGGGAACCACGCCGTCCAGCAGCTCGATGGACTTGCCGGTGACGAACGTCGTCGGGTCGGCCAGCGGGTTGAACCGGTAGTTCATGGCAGGCTGCCAGACCTTCGACGGGCCCACCAGCTGCAGGTTCACGTACCAGACGTCGAGCGCATCGGCGGGCATCGCGTACTCCAGCTGCGGCGCCAGCTTGGTGATGTTCGTGGTCTTGAAGACCACGAGGTGCGGGTACGTGCCGAGAAGCGTGTCGTTGATCGCTTCCTGCATGCGGATGTTCGGCATCGTCGGCGCGTTGGTGACCAGCGCGTTGACGCCGTGGGCCACGGCAGTGGTGCCTTCGCGGCCACGGCCGTTGGTCCCGGCCATGACCGTGACCAAGCCTGACGTGGGGTCCAGCGACTTGACCAGGATCAGCTCGTCATCGATCTGGCACGTGCCGCGCGACAGGTTGGGCGTGGTGCTGGCGTCCACGGTGAACGTGGTGTCGCCGGGGGCCATCGAGATGGCCAGCGAGGTGAACTGCTCCTGGTCCTTGGCGTAGCCCAGGAGGTGCGACCGCACGCGGTTCTGCACCTGGGCGAACGTGACGCTCATCGCACCTCCTGGGTCATGATCGTCAGCCTAGAGGACGAATCCGTTGATAGTGCAGGCGCCCGAGCCGCCACTGATGGCCAGGGCGAACGAGCAACCGGCATCGCCGGAGTATCCGGCCACCTCGGTCATGCCTGCCACGGCGGCGGTGGCGCCCAGCAGGCCGACGGCCACAACCTCCGCTACCACGCTGCCACTCGGCGGCGAGAAGGTGCCTGCCGTGGACGTGTTGGTCAGGGTCACCTTGGCTGTGTTGGTCGCCGCCAGGGCGGCTGTCACGCCGAGCTGGACGTCCAGCGAGAAGTACTTGTTGGCCGCAATGGCGAGCACGGCCCCGTTCGCCACGGCGGAGCCGTTGACGAAGTCCGTCATGTTGATGCTGCTCGGGCTCTGAAGCACTAGATCTCACCCCATGTGATGGAGATGTTCCACGTCTGGTTCGCATTGCCTGCGGCGGTCCGGACGGTAAGGCCCTCGCCGGGCAGGAGGACGAATCCCCCCTGGCCGGTCGAAGCCCCGGCGCCGACCGAGTGGACGTAGGTGGCCGCCGTCGGCCCGATCGGCGGCGGCGAGTTGAAGATGTTCGAGCCGGGTGTGGCCGTCACGCTGCCGCTGCGAACTTCCGCCACGGCGTTCGGGTACGTGCTGTTGAACTTGGTGATGGCGCTCGCCAGCGCCAGCGTGCCACCGCTCACTGCGGTGGCCGTCATGCCCTGCATCGAGTTCCTGGTGGACGAGGCCCCGGACGGGATGTAGCAGCTGATGAAGATCCCGGTCGGGACCACCACCTTCCCGCTGGCCACCGGGTTGACTAAGGTCAGGTAGTTGTTGGCGGCCACGACGCCCACGACGTCGGTGATGCCGAAGTCGTAGACGCCCCTGTAGGCCGGGTCCTTGGAGGGAATTGTCCCCACCGGCTGGTCGGTGATGAAGGCGTTGATCTGCGCCATCAGTCGGCCGCCATCATCTTCACCGTGAGAGAGATCGTGCCGGTCAGGCCGGTCAGGCTCACGCGCGCGTACCGCGCGGCCCGGCCGGTGGAGGCCAGCAGGAAGTTGCCTGCGGCCGTCACGCTGGCCGTGACAGAGCTGGACACGAAAGCCACTCCATCCACGGACAGCTCCAGCGTGAGCGTGCCAGCGGTTGGCGTGGCCCCAGCCACGGCCACCGCGCACCAGTTGGTCTGCGCCGCCCCGGCGTCCACGGTGGCGCCTGTGGTGTTGGCCGCCACCGCGTTGAGTGTGGTGACGGGGTTCACGAAGCCGGTGGAGACGCTCAGCTCGGGGCCGTTACCGGCTCCGCCGGGAACGACGTTGACTACGTTGGTGCCGTCGGTGATCTTCACCGAGCTGGCCGTGGCACCGGAGCCGGTGGAGACCTGCAGCGCACCGCCGGAGACGGTGGCCTTGTTCTCGGAGGCATCGGAGATGCCTACGTACATGCTGGGCATGCGTCAGTCCTCCTCGAAGGGCGTGGCCTTCGAGAAGTCGCGGCCGTACGCCGCGCCCGCTTCGTCGGACCGCTTCACCGCGTCCATGACCTTCGTCATGGTCGTGCCGTCAGGCTGGATGCCCTGCCTGCGGGCGTCGTGGTAGCGCCCCAGCTCGGCATCCCAGCGCTTCTGCGTGCTGCCGTCCAGGCCGCGCGAAGGCGCGGCCAGGTAGGTGCGGGTGTTCTTGTCCCGCAGGCACTCGATGTAGCTGCGGTGGTCCTTGGTCTTGCAGCCGCTGGTGCAGATCACAGGTGCTCCTCCGAGGAGGAGCTGGGCATGCGGTACACGCCCTGCACGCAGTCGAAGTTCTCTTCGAGCGTCGGCTGCTCGGTGAACTCGAACGGCGTGTACTCCCAGGACTGCGGCAGGATGCCGCACTCGTACTGGTTGATGATCGTGGTGTTGCCGCCGTCACCCTTCGGCGAGCCGGACCGCTTCGGCTCGCAGGCCGGGTCGTCCTGCGACAGCGTCTGCATGTACGCGCTGGGCGGGTGCGGCGCGTACGCGCCCTCCACGCCAGGCGTCCACGGCGGGGTGGGGATCATGCCGCTGGCCATCAGTAGCCACCTCCCGAGCCAGCGCCGCCGCGCGGGGCCGCACTGCCGTAGTTACCGGGCATGCCGGAGCCCTTCGGCATGGCTGCCGGGGCTGCCTTGCTGCCGACCTTCGGGGCGCCCTTGACGGCGCCCTTCTTCGGCATGGGCGCAGCGCCGGTGCGAGTCTTCTTCGAGCCCATCGGCTGCTTCTTGGCTGCCATCTCGTCCTCCTACTTCTTCTTGCCCATGTCCGGGTACTTGCGCTTCACGGCGGCCTTCACCTGGGCCGCCTCCGGCTTGCCGGAGCTGCGCGCCAGCGCGTTGGCCGCGTGCGAGCGGTCCGGGATGGGGTAGTTGCCGGACTTGGCCTTCGCCTTGCCGGACCCGGCCTTGGACGGGATGGCGAAGTCGGAGGACGGGATCTTCTTCCGGGCTGCTGCTGAGAGCTTGGCCACAGCGATCTCCTAGGAGATGAGCACGAAGTTGGCGTTGGTCACGCCAACGTTGGCGGCGATCAAGTCCGCCTTGTCCTGATCGCTCACAACGTACTCGTGCCCCCCCATGTAGAAGCGGGGGGCACTGGCCAGGATCTCGTCCTGCGTGGGGAACTGCACGGCTGTGAAGGTGCCGGGCGGGTTCTCCAGGATGGTGATGCCCCGTGCCAGCTTGATGCGCACAAACAGCCAGTCATCCCACGAGGCAGGTCCCTCGTCGGCATGTGGCGTCGTGAACTTCCAGGTGGACACGGGGCGCCAGCCTTACGAGAAGTCGATCGAGGACGTCGACTCGGCGCGGATCAGCGACTCCTCGCGGTAGCGAGCCCAGCCAGCCACGCCCAGCCAGCCGAGCGGCCGGAACCGCGCCAGCTTGTCCACGATGGGACCGGCGACGATGTGGAACTCGTCGGCCACGGCCTCCGCGAGGGCCTGCTGGCCCGCGAAGTAGGTCCGGAAGCGGCGGACGGTGTTGTCGCCTGCGCCTGCGTCGACCGCGTTGAAGCAACGCGGGGACTCGATGTAGTACGCGCCCTCGTACGAGCCGATCTCGCCTGCCCAGATGTTGCCAGCAGCCGAGTAGTTGTGCGGGTCGCGCCAGGCAGCTGCGCCGGTCTCCGACCGAAGGTCGTAGGAGACCTCCGGGTGCATGCCGCACCAGTACAGCGAGCCCTTGCGGGGCACTGCCTTGTTGGTGCGCAGCTTGGCCACGGCCAGCCGGGACATGTTCGAGGTCCAGGTGTCGGTCGTGGTCATGGTGGTGGCCACAGTCGACACGGTGGCGTTGGTGACGTAGGTCACCGTGCCAGCCTTGCGCTGGATCAGGTTCTGGCCGCCACGAAGGACGGTCTGGACCAGAGTGTCCACCGAGTCGGCCATGTTGTACGCCACGATGTTGGCGATGGCCGGGTCGACGTCGGTCAGCGAGTACAGGTACAGCTTCCGGGTGCGGAGCACCGGGTTGCCGTACTCGTTCAGGGTGATCGTGGTGGTGGTCGGGTTGCCCAGCGCCACCGAGTCGGGGTCGGTGTTCTCGGTCAGCGCGTTGGTCGCCTGCGCCAAGTCCTGGAAGCGCTCAAGCACGACAGAGCCGCCGGGGGCGGTCTGCTGCGCGGGGCGCTTGTCCACGATCTGCCGGAAGAGCGGCTGCGAACGCAGCGCGAACTCAAACAATTTGTCGTACGCGGTCTGGACCGCGTTGGATAGGGCGCTTGTGTCGGTATAGGCGTTAGCCGATTTATGCGATCAGGTAGCTGTGGGCACGCGCGATGACTTTCGGGTCATCTCCGAGGAGTCCGATCCCCATGTTGCACTTCCGGCAGAGCAGGCCGCGCACCTTGTCAGTACTGTGACAGTGATCCACTGCCAGGCGCCGCTCGGGCTCCGCTTTCCTGCAGATGGCACAGACACCATCCTGGTCCGCGTAGAGCCGGTAGTAGTCATCCGGGGTCAGGCCGAACTTCGCGAGAGCGAACTTCCACGCCGTGTAGTTGCTGGCGTGCGGGTTCGTCCCCTTCCGTGCGGCTCGTTGGCACTCCTTGCAACGTCCCTGGTTCTTCCAGAAGCCTTCCACGGGCTTCTCCAGGCGACAGCCGCTGCACCACTTCACCTCGATCGACACACCTGCTTTCTCATCTTGATGGGAGGAGGAGGCAGGCCGTTCTGCATTCGTCACATGAAGCCCATGTTGTCCTGCGTGTACTGCCAGCCATGGGCGGCAGCCACCTGCTGGAACTCGGCGGGATTCGTCGTCGCACGCAGCGCAGCTGCCAGGTCATCGTCGCTGCCGCTCTGGGCGGCAGCCGCTGTACCCAGCCCCTGCTGCTGAATCTTCTGCAGATCGGCCTGGAGGGACGATGGCACGGCCGGAGCTGCCTGCGGCGGCGGCATCTCGCCTGGAGGGCGCTGCTGCTGCTGCGGAGGCTGCTGGCCGGTCCTGGCGAGAGCGTCACCGTGGACGCTCAGCCATTCGTCCAACTTGTCGGGCTCTCCCTGGTACAGCGCAGCCGCGCTGTGGAGAAAACCCTTCGCCCTGAAGACTTCAGCCATCTCGGTCTGGCGCTTCTCTGCGGTCAGCTGCTGCAGCTGCGCTGCAAGCGTGTCATTCTGCTGCTTGGCCTGGGCCATGTAGTCGCGGAACCACTTAGGGCTCTGCTCCTGGCCTGCACCTGCACCAGACTGCTGACCGTCGGTCGGCTGCCCGCCCGAGTAGGACATTTCTCCGAAGGTGTACTCGCTCATCACATCTCCCATTCGTTCGCGGCCAGCCGCAGGGATGGGGCTCCCCGTTGGCGCTCCGCTACCGGGCTTCAGTCACAGTGGGCCGGTCGATCACTGCTGAATTGAAGATACATCGATAAGTCGACTTACACAGCACCTGCGATGTTCTGCCCCAGCGCACCCGGCGTCTTGACGCCGCCGGTGGAGGCGAAGGCCGCCCGCTCCTGGCTGGCCAGGCGGCGCTGCTTCTGCGCGGCGTTCTCCCCGCCGGGAGTCTGCGTGTTGGCGTTGCCCAGCGTGCCGGGGGAGAAGGTGCTCAGCTCCGCCTCGCCCTGCGTCCAGGTGGTGCCGTACAGCGCGGCCAGCTCCTGCATCGGCCGGTACTCCTGCGCGATCAGGCCATAGCCCTGCTGCGCCTGGCTGGCAGTGACGCCCTGCGCTGCGAACTGCTCGGCGTACTGCGACGGGGCGAAGCCCCGCTGCAGGCCAGCGGCGGCGATCTCCGCCGCCTGCTCCTGCTTGCGCAGCATCGGCTCAGCCCTGGACTGGTCCAGGAAGTACGCGGTGATATCGCCGTCGGCGACGCCGTACAGCTGCTTCATCGCATCGCGCAGCTGTGGGTTGCCGTTGGAGATGGCCGACGCTTCGTCGGCCCGGGTCTTGAGTTCGGTGGCCGACACGTCACCGGCGATCCAGTTGGTGAAGTCGGCCGGGGTGTCGTAGAAGCCCTTCGGCAGGCCGGCGCCCTGCAGCACCTGGCGGTACGACTGCTCGGTGGCCAGGTACTGCGCGGGGGACAGCACGGGCAGCCCGGCCTTGCGGCGGGCGTCGTTGCCGGCGAACCGCTGCTTGTACTCCGCCGTGTCCTGCAGCAGCAGGGAGATCGTGTCGGAGCCGTAGCCCTGCTTGATGAAGTCGAAGATCTTCGGAGCCAGCGTGCCCAGGCCGTAGCTGTTGAACAGGTCCG